ACAACCTAACTTATAACAAAAGGAGAATACTATGGATTGGTTTCAATCAAAAGCAGCACAGATCATAGGCTTAGTTTCTATAATAGGAACACTAGCAGGCTTTGGATATACAGGTGCTACATATGTTAATCGTATAGAGAATTTAGAATCTAAAATGGCTCGTTACATTAATGAAATAGACGCGCTTGGAGATGAAGTAGCAGTACTAGATAAACAAGTAGTCGCTGTTGACGAACAAATTAAATCGTTGAATATAGAAACACAAGATTTAAGTCCTATCAAAGCAGACATCGTTGCACTACAAACAAGTGTTGCAGGGATTAATGCAAGTGTAGATATAATCTACGTTGATGTGCAGTCTTTAAAGAATATTAACGATAACCCTTTAGCAAATTAACAAATACAAATCTAAAAATTAGTATTAGTAAAGCTACTAGTAAGGCCATTGCAATACCATATAAAGAAGTATAAATACTTTTATCTTCTTCTGGTGTTGCTTGTGGTAGAGGCGTTTCTTCTTGGGATATAGGATCAGATTCGTGTAGCTCTTCATCAATCTTATCTACTATTGTTTTTGTAGCATCAACAGGTATTGAAATAATAGTTTTACTTAGGTCTACTGTTTCATCTATAACAGCGTTGCCTATCTTTTTACTGGACTCAATAGTTGTTTCTATTATGGCGCAAGAAGTAATTAAAAGAATTAAAACTAAAAGTTTACTCCACATATTGAATAGCATTGACTTCATCTTCTAGGTATTTATGAATGCTTTGTAGTTTGATTGTTCCTTCATGAATAATCTTTTTAATTACATAACTATCGTCTTTGTTTTTAAAAAATTTATCAACGTCTTTAGGAGACAGGCCACCTATATCTGTCCAAAGCGTTCCTTTTGTGTCCAAAACTAAAGAAAAAGTTAAAAGCGTTGCTTCTGTTCTTTTTTTATCGTTGTTCATTATATTATCTCACAAGCACCAGCAGTACACGCTAATTCTTTAGTATTCTCAGTCATATCTTCTTTCTCGTAATCCATTAGTAAAGACCAGTCTACTTTGTTTGTTGTTTTCTTTAACCACTCTTTATATTCTTTCTTTGTTATTTCCTGGTAAGGCGCTTGTTGATATGAATGATCTGCATAAGGAAGGAACGAAACACCAGAGATAGTATCAAAATTATCCCACACCCATGCTCCAACTTTTAACCATTCAGGTTCTCTAACTGAAATAGTAGCAGAAGGTTTATGTTCGCACCAATGATCTTGATAAACCTTCCATATTTCAAGATGTTGTAAGGCTGTCAAGTCTTTTCTAACTAAAGAATCTTTTGGAGATTGTATAGGAAAGTAAAAAACTAAGGTATGTTCTGGTTTTGTTATATCATCTTCGTGATAGACTCCTTGATCTACCATCAACTGTGCAAGTGGATCTTTTTTATCAGCACGAATAGTTCTTATATAGTATTCACTGTGTCGAGTATGAATGCCTGATGCGCTATCAACTAATTGACTAACAGTACCGCTTGGTTTAACACAAGTAATAGCTACTGATTGTTTGATTCCTAAGTTAGCTGACCAACCTTCGTTCATTGTAACTGCTGAGTTCTTTAAAGCTTGTAATCTCATAGGTAAGTTTTTATCTATAGACATTTTCTTGTTGTCCATAATGCCTGTAAGAGATACACCAAGCAGTGCTTCTTCTTCTGTATTGTTCTTCCAAGCCTTTGTCAAGTATCTAAAGTTAGTTAAGGTTGCTTGGAATGTGCCAAGAATAGTAGCTAACTCTACTTTATTTTGAAGAGTTCCCCAATTATCATCAGGTCTTACAACAACTTCAGTTAGATTACAGAATTGTTTATTACGCAGAATGATTTCACTACAAGGATTACAACCAAAGTCTTTGTATTCTTCTCGTCTTCCATTCCTTGCCGCTTGCTTCTCTGCCGCTTGTCTATTAAATATACCACGTTCTCCGTTTTTAGACTCATGTAAAGATGCCCACTCTTTAATAAACGGCCCCATTTCTACTGAGTCTGTATAAGCTACTGAGTTATTTGATAATGCTCTATGTTGACTATGTTCCCACCAGGAACCTGACTTAGCATTGCGCATTCTTTCGTCTGAAAGGTTGCTGAGTGAGATTAAAGCGCTACGTCTAACACCACCTACCACAACAACCTCTGCGATCTTACACATCAAATCATGGCAATCAATCGATACTAATTTCTTTTGTCCTTTTGCTACGGCATCAAAGAAAATATTAGATGTGAACGTAAACAAATCATCTAAAGGAGCAGGGCCACTAGCTCTACCACCAAATGTTTTAAGTCTTGCGCCTTGTGGTCGAACATTGCTAACATCTAATTGTGGTATTTGTCCTGCATAAAGTAAAGACATTAATTCTTTGTAGGCTTTTGCCCATCCAATCTTTGAGTCAGCGACTTTGATGATAGTATCTGTATAGTTTATTTCTTCAGGAAGGTCAGGAAGTTTATTAATGTATTGTCGTTCAACACTGAAACCAACTCCTGTACCACACATAAGTATATAAAGTGTTTCATCAAAGGCTCTTGGTGTATCAACAGCAACATAACTACAGTTAAAACCTGCTACATTGTCTCGTTCTAAGGCTTTACCTGCTGACATTAAGGCTCTCATGCTTGGCATTATGTCCAAGTTAAGCACAGCTTGTTCTAACTGTGGTCTCATGTCTGATATATCTGTATCGTTATTCTTCTTTAAGTGTTCTTGCATGAAGTCAAAGTATCTCGTGACTGTCTCTTGCCAAGTCTCTCGTCTTCCTAAGTCTTCGTTCCAACGAGCATACCTACTCAGATGTATGAACTCTTGATATTGTGTGGGTAATTTAGTCTCGTTCTTCATCTTTTAAAACTCCCATCAATTTTTTCTCGTACCATTCGGCTTTCTCCAAATCCTGTATTCCGTTCTTGTATTTAAATCTCCAGCGATATTTCAAAGAGTTGCCGCGTAGGTAGCCTACAAATTCTTCGTGTGTAAGCATAGCTTCGATAGCATCTATACATTCTATACCGCCTTTGTTATAATGTGGTGGATGGTTAACTAAGTCTTTCATTTCTTCCTCATTGTAGTAAATCATCTTAGCCATTGTTTTCTCTCCAATTCTTAGGTAAACTCTCTGTGCTGTACCATCTAAAACCATTCTTTGATGCCCACTCACCATGACTTCTCTTTGTTCCATCTCTTCTCATCTTTGCATTAGGCATAGGTGCTGAAGGATTAGAGAATAAAAATACTAATTCACAATCATCTGGCAATATCTCTTTAATCCATTTGTACTTATTGTATTCAGCATAATCCCAAAACCTTCCTTTAGCCTCTAAGTATATTATCTTATCATCAAGTACTCTAATAAAATCTGGATGATATTTGTGTGGAATAGAATACTCTATGATTCCTTTGTGGTGTTCCCAATGTTGTAGTTCTTCTTGGTGAAGATCGTACTCCCACTTAGAGTCATATCCTTTAGGTAGTCCTTTTTCAATTGGTCTTTTCTTTCTTGGTTTTCTTTTCATATCAATGTACAGTATCCTCTCCTTTAGGAGGTCTTATATCGTTTTCTCTTATGATTAGTTCTGCTTTGATTAACTCTTCTAATCTTATTAATAGGATCTCGTCAAGCTCTTCTATCTCTGCTCCTGAGAATAACACACCACCTATTGATATTAAAAGTTCGTCTAGTTCTATTTTGTTTAAATCTAAAGTAAGCATATTTCCTTCTTTTTCATCTTTACCCATAAAAATCAAAACCACTCGTGTTTGTTTTTTGTTCGTTGTACAAGTCTTGTTGTAGTCTTTCGAAGGTTAGTTCAGGATTCCTTTTAACTCTTTTGTAAATCCACTTCAAGGAGTAAGCACTCAACATAAACTTTCTATTCAAATAAACATGAGTCTGTTCTGCTAAATACTCTTCTAAATTATTTACGTTGATTTGTTTAGAATCTTCTTCGTCAGGAATAATACTGCGCAACCATTCGACCAGTATCTGCCTGCCTTTGCGCCTTACTTCTTTAGCTCTTTTGCCATTCATTAGTGACCTCTTGTACTCTTGGTTCCTTAACAACAGTTGTAAAAAATGCTAGGTTTTTAGCGTACTTAAACACTCTCAAACCTTCTCCGTTGTTTGAGTCTTTATGGCAAGTGAGTTTGTGTCGGCAATAGACACATTGTTTAGGGAGCTTCATGTTCCCTGCTTTTCCGTCTAGTATAGGATTATAGCACAAGCTAGGCGGATTGTCAAGCTTTAATTGTCTTTTTAGTTTAGCGATTCTGTGTTTGATGTTTGGCTTATCCATTTCTTCTGGAATAAGTAGTGCCAGTTCTCCAGTTTCTTTGTTGATTGCTAAGAATCCTCCGTTGTTTGTTCCTTCACTTGCTTCGTACCCAGAGAGTTGCGCCATGTAACCAAACGGATCATCTTCAGGTAGTGTTCCATTTCTAAATTTCTGGAAAGCAAAACCCGAAGTTGACTTAACATCAATGACTTCTCCGTCTATGATACAATCCATGTGACCAAGCACACCCGATACTTTAACTTCTTTTTGTTCGTCAGTTACTTTGTGTCCTGCTAAACGAACCAACATCAATACAACTTCTTCTAACAAATGTCCATAAAGAAACTTAATCTGTGTTGAGGGTTTCATAGGCAATGGTTCATCTTCTGATTTAAAATCGTACCAGAGTTGACGATTAGGTTTACCTACATTAGACATCCTCAAGGTTTCTTTCTTTCTTTCGTAAGGTTTAGACCATTCAATAAGAATATTCTTCATGGCATTACCGAAATCTTCTGCGTCTTGTTCGGATATGTCTAGTGCTTTACCGTTACTAAGCCCATCAAGTTCTTTGTAGATGTCTTCTACAAGTGTGTTCAGTTTCTTTTTCATGTTGATAGTCCTTCGATAATTTCTTGAGCAGTATTTCTATCTGTCTTAAACCATTCTCCGTTGTGTTCTTTAACAACCTTTTTAAGTTTGTGCAGGGTTTTTGTTTCTGCTTTTCTTCTGTCGTTAAATCTTCTTGAATACAGAAGTTTATAATCTCTGTGTGGACTACTTGTTTGATAACCATTACATCTGTCTTCTGCATCGACAGCCATTCCAATCTTTAACCAACCATCAAAAGAAGGATTAGCTATTATATATACATAACCTTCAGGTGTTTTTTCATATCCTTTTAACGAAGCAAAGGCTGCACTCTCAAAGGTTTTGTACTTACCGGGCTTATGAAGTGGGTGAGAGAATGGGATATATTTCCCATTAACATACATTCTGCTATTATTATGCTCTTTTTTACAAGAATTACACCAATACTTTTTCTGACGAGCTTGGCTAGATAGCCAATTATCTCCCTCTTTTAATTCAATATCACAATACGTACAGTGTCTAATGTGTTTCACTCCAATTTCCTCCTACTTTATATTCGGCATCTAACGGACACCTCATGTTATAATAATCTCCTGCATCTTTGATTGCTTGGACTGCAAGAGAACCAAAATCTTTAGTGTGGTCTTTACTTACTTCGACTTGCCACTCGTCATGTATGTTAGCAACAAACTTATAATCTAAATTGTTTTTAGTTGCTTCACTGTTTAATATAATTAACGCTCGTTTCATAACGATAGCACCACCACCTTGTAATAAACTATTCAAAGCCGCGTGTGCGTTTCTTATATGTATTCTTCTTCCGTCAATTCCTTTTAAGTATCCTTTTGTTGCCGCTTTCGTAACTCTATCTCTAAGAGTCTTAAATGTTGGCTGATTAGCAAAGAAGCGTTCTCTAAGTTTCGCTCCAGAATCTTTGCTTCCTCCAACCACGCTTCCAAGTTTTGCATCTCCTGCTCCGTACAAGAGTGCATAGATGAAAGTTTTAGCCTGATTTCTTGATTTAAGTCCTGCAATTTTTTGATTACGGGAGTGTATGTCTCCGTTGATAATTTCATTTGTAAATTCCTCGTCTTTCATGTAGTGAGCAAGCATCCGTAACTCCAAACCTGAAGCATCAATACCTACTAATTTATATCCTCTTGGTACAATCCAACATTCTCTGCATTCTGTACCGTAAGGTGTTTTAACTGAAGGTACTTGAGCCATGTTAGGATTCCTGTGTGTCATTCGACCAGTAATCGTACCGTTAGGTATCACAAACCCATGTACTCTTCCGTCATTTTCAACAAACTTAATCCAAGACTCTATCTGTGCTATCCTTTTTTGAAGTAAAAGGTACTCTGCTATGAGTTGAGCTTCGGGTATGTCTGTTATCTTATGTAAAACCTTTTCGTCAACGATAGGTTGACCAGTTGGTGTAAATTTATTAGGCTTCCAACCAAAATCTTTTAAGTATTCTCCGATCTGTTTCCTTGATCCTAGATTAAAGTCTTGTAGTTCTTGTCTCATAAAAGGTTCGTACTTCTTTGTTTCGATAAGTTGTTCGTATTCTTTTACTCTTAGTCCTGACTTAGATAGATTACCATCCTTTTTAAATTTAGGTGTTACTAATTTTATGTCAACCCATTTAGGTTTAAATACTTTGTGTACTTCTTCTTCGACCTCACTCATTCTTTTATAAAAATTAGATAAAAGTTTCTCTGCCTTTGGTTGATCAAATTGAAAACCATTCTGCTCTTGTTCTTTTAGTATTAAACTACAGCCTTGTTCTAGTCTGGCACTTTCTTTAGAGAAACCTTTAGACTCTTGTTGAATAAGTCTATGATAAACCTGTGTGTTAAGTTGAACATCTCTAACGCAGTAGTCCATCATCTCTTTAGAGTAACACGAGTAATCTTCAAAGTCAATCTTATTATAGTTAAGTTTATATCCCCACATCTCTAGGCTGTGTCCGCCTTCACGAGTAGGATTAAATAACCTAGATAGAACCAAAGTGTCTATAAGTTTCTTATTAGATAGGTCAACTCCTGTTAGTTTTTTAATCACAGGTATATCAAAACCTATGATGTTATGCCCTATTAATGCACTTGCTGATTTCAATAACTCAAGCCCTGACTCTATTTGGTGAGGAGCAAACCGAAAGATTTCGTTAGAATCAAGGTCTTGAGCTACGATACACCACAATTTCGTGGCTTTTAAATCGTCTGTTTCAATGTCAAATACTAAACTACGCATAGTCATTAAACTCTATGTCGTTGTTATCGTCTTCATAATCTTCAGAAGGTATTTCATTTAGCCTTCCTGTTTCTCTGTCGTAAAGTAATCTACTAGCCAAACCTACATCTCCTGTGTATCTTGACTTTAATACTCTCAACTGTGTTGTGTTTGATTCGTTAGGATCATCTGATTGTTGGTTTCTTTCTAAGGCTATGACGCAATCGGATAATTGTGCTATGCTTTGAGAACCTCTCAAGTGACTAAGGTTCACTTGTATTCCGTTCTCGTGTCCTTTGTTACCATCTACTCGTCTAAGGTGTGACACAAGTATTATACCTGCACCTGTTTCTTCAACAATACTTCTGAGCCTAGTCATTATTGCATCAATGGCTCTGCGTTCATCTCCGTCATGGACAGCACTAACCAACATATGAAGGTGGTCTATTACTACCCACTTACAACCGCAACCTACGATCATGTATCTAAGTTTCGAAAAGATCTCGTCAATTGAGTTAGTACCAAAGTGCGCATGAATCCATACACGATTCTCATTCTCTCCGTTATAGAGTATGTCAAAGTATTTATCTATTTCTTCTTCTGAAAACTTCTCTAGTTCTTGGTCGATATACAACCTAGCATTAGCCTCAATAGATAGAATACCACTGATTGTTCTGTTAGGATCTTCCTCTAATGCAATGATACCTACGTTATCATCAGTCTGTTTAATAAGCCAGTGTTCTAGCTCACGAGTTACGCTTGACTTTCCTAAACCTGTACCACCTGTAAAGGTTACTAACTCTCCAGAACGAAGTCCGTATAATTTCTTGTTCAATCCTTGAAATGGATAAGGAACGCTTTTCTTCTTTTCTCTTGTAAAGAATTTAAGTTTATAGTCTGATACATTAATAACACCAGCAGGTGTATAAGTCTTAGCTGCCCACCATGCTTGACTGAAAGCATTTGCTTTGTTTGCAAAGAGCATTTCATTAGGATCGTTGAACTGTTCGGGTAATGTCATTATCTTAGCTTTGCTTGGAGTAAACAACCTAGCTACTTTTTGAGCCGCTTTCTTACCTGCTTTGTCATTATCAAAACATATCACTACATTATCAAAGCTTTCTAAAAACTCTAGGCTTTCTTTGACATCTTTAACTGCACCTGCCGCGCCTCTTTTAATAGATACGACTGACCATTTAGAGCCAAGCATCTCGTATCCTGCCATAGCATCACACTCTCCTTCAACAAGTGTGATATACTTACCGCCTTTGCTAAACAACTGTTCTCCAAAAAGTCCTGTGTCTGAAAAAGAACCAGTTATATTGAAGTTCTTTGAAACTCCGTCATGGCTTTTGTACCTTACTTTGGTAGCAACCATTTGATTGCCTGAGTAGTAAGGATAGATGTGATCGCCAGTATTCTCAACAACCTTGACTCCGTACTTCATGGCTGTTGCTTTAGCTATTCTTCTGTCAGTTAAGTCTTTGAATACTCCGTTGGAAGGAACACTTAACTTATTTCTGTGATCTTTTATCTTAGATACTGTTGTTGTTGATGTTGATGTTGTTTCACAAGCCTTGTCATAGTCATGGAAGTGTTTGTCGCAACTAAAACAATGTGCTGATCCGTCTTTGTTCTTTGCTACTGGATCTGATCCACCACACTCAGGACAAGGTAATTTGTATTCATCCCAATTTGATCCGTCATGGTCTGTCATCATTTGTCTTTGCTCCTTCTTATTACAAAATTTATATGCCTACCACCTACCAGAGTTTATTATAGTTAGGTACTCCTTACCTATTTTAGCTAATCCTCTTCAGGTGGAAAAGCGTCAGTCTCTTCGATGTCAACATCTTCTTCACTATCGTTTGAGCTTGCTTCTTCCGAAGATCCTTCGTTGTTGACAACATCTACAATCCGACCAGAAAAGAAATTGATTCCTGCTTGTAATTCTTCTAAGTCTAGTACAAGATTCGCTTTCTTTTGGTTGAGTCTTTGAAGTCTGCCAAAGATTCCTTTAGCCTCGTCTGGTAGATCATCCACTGAGATCTGCACATCATCAATAGTGATGTAAGGCATATTCATTTCTTCTTCGTTATTCATTTTTATTTTTTACCTCTTTTTTTTTATTTATTATTAAAATTCGTCATCATTGAAATCATCGTTATCGCCGCCACCAGTATATTCAATAAGGTCAATGATTTTTACTTTGACTAGATCAAGTCCTTGAAAGCGACCAAACTGATTCTCAACTTCCCACTCTCTGTATTTAACTAACACTCGTGAGCCATTACCTACAGTTAGATCAACTTGCTCTCCGTTAGAGTCATAGAGTTTGGGTTTAACATTAGGTGTTCCATCTTTACGACTAACTCTTCGTTTAATCATAACTGCTCTACCTTCGTAGTGGTCAGAAGTTTTTTGGCTTCCGTCTTGTCTTTTGGATGTTCCGTTTATAGTAGGGAATCCGTCTGCTTCGAAAGCATCTGCTACTGCATCATCAACAACTACTTCAACTTGATAAGTTGGTTCAAAAGTTGTACTAGGTACAGTAATGTTTGCCCAATAAGCAATTCCTTCTACTGTTTTAATATTGCTATCCATATTTTTATCTATCTCCTTTTATTAAAAATTTATGTATGTTAATAAGCCGACATTATACCACATCTTGATACAGATGTCAAGTCTTTTTTTTATGTAATTGGTTTAAATAATGTTTGGTTTTTTGCGAACCTTTAGAAAAACCAAAAAAAGAAAAAACTAAACTATTCGGGATAGGTTGGAGCTTACCTAGTTGTTGTTTTTTAACAAAACCAAGAAAGAATGTGGTAAGAATCCAACAGTTCTTGTGATTGATGATGATAGTAGTTGTATACATTTATTATTATAAGCCTTTATTAAGTTCTTGTCAAGTTTTAATTTCTTTTAAAGATAAGTTCTTCTTGTCCTAATCTTTTAATAACTTCTTCATCTTTTGTTTCATCATTAATATAGTTATTGTTTTCATCTAAGATGCCTGCTCGTCTAGCATAAGCACTCCAGTTATAACCTGAACCATCAGGATTTTTTACAATTATATCTGGTTCTTTAGTCATTTGTTAGCACCCATTTCATTTTACTAATCGCTTTAGCAAAATCTTCTATTCCCATATCATCAGGAATATTACTCTGCACCTCAACTTGTTCAATAAACTTCAATACAATATGGTTTAGTTCTTTTCTTGAGATTAGTTTCTTAGAATCAGTATTATGATACTTCTGTCCAAGATTTAATCTTTGTTCATCATTTAATTCAACTGCTATATTTGTTTTCATATTTTTAATTCCTCTTATTAAATTATGTTGTTGTTTAGACTTGCCAAGTTAGAGGGTATCATAAGTCAACCCTAAAGTCAAGAACTTTTTAAAATTGCTTGTTGTTTATTTACAACAACTCTTCAAGTTTAAAGATTCTAAGATTATCTTTTTCTTTAGTATATACTACTAGATAATATTTACCAGTCATACCATCTTGTAGGACTTCCAAAGAATAGTCTTCAAAAACCTTTATAAAATTATCAATAACTTCTTGATTCAAAACGATCCTCTGCTATTATTTCTAAGATAACATCTAAGTTATCATCTGCGTGTAGATTTCTGTTGTGCGCGATTTCATTGATCTCATTAAAGAGTTTTCCAGTGCTTAGTTCTTCTTCAATATCTTCGTAGATACTTTCAAAGATCATTTCGTTTATTAGGTTGCTCATAATTTATTTCTCCTTTTTTTTATAAAATTCTTCAATAACCCAATATATATTATCCCAACCAAAACCAAAACTCCAGTCCAAATTTTTTTGGCAATGAATTAACACTTCCATACATTCTTCATCCGTAAGACTTTTTTTAAGATCTAAATCTTTTGATGCTTGTTTTACATCGTCAATACACCATATTAAAGCTATTGAATTTTCAGATGTGTATTCTCCATACTCATCGTAAGTTATTACTTTACTCATTTTATTTCTCCTTCGTTATTATTATTATAGATTTCATCTACATAATCTGATATGCTTTCAGTAGAAAATCCTTTAGAAATCAATAAGTTATGTCTTCTTTCTCTCGCATCTTCTAGGTCGTAGCTCATGCCATTCAAATAATATAGATCGTTTTCGTCTTGGTAATCGTCTTCGTTAAATTCGTAAGTCATCTTGTTGTGTCTCCTTATTTTCTAGTTGTAATTTTTTATAATCCATCAAAGCCATTTCAATAGCTGTTGCAGGTTTCAAATCTTTTGGAAAATAAAACTCTCTACAACCTTTTGGAAACTTCTTGCCTTTTACTTTTACAGTATAAGCAATGGTCTGTCCGTTTCTTTTTACTGTTCTTGATATCCTAACTCTCATCACTAGACACCTCTTCTTCTTCTTCAAGCTCTTCTATTTTATATCTGACATCACTTAAAGCATCTTCAAATATTTCTTCTAAGTTATAGATAGCTGATTCTAAGTTATGTATAGCTGACCAAACATCATTAATTTGATAGCTATAGTAAGTTATGTCTAACTCGTCTGCTAGGTTCTCTATTTCGCTTACAATAGAACTGGGTACATCATTGTATTTGATTTGCTTTGTAATGTCTCTAACGCTGTCTAAGGCACTATCAAGTTGCCATTCTAGGTCTTGTAGTTGTTTTAGTTTTTCATTTTCTTTAGTAGTCATTATTATATTTCTCCTGTTATACATTTTCTCATGTAATCTTTGTTCCATTTAAACTCTTTAGAACTAAAAACCTCTTGACATTCGCCATACATATCAGTTAAATCGTATAGTTCAACATCTTCTTTATATTCTTTAAATTG